AAAAGATGTAAACTTTGGCATGGTTCCTTTAGGAATGTTTAATCGAATAGACAATCCTCAATACCGTACATCTAGAGAATTATCTTTAATGTACCAGCCTTACCAAAGAAATTTAGGATTTGTTGGAAAACTTGGAACTTCTTTAAAGTATGCAACTGTAACTGGAGAAGCTATTCGTGATTTAGCAACTTTTGATACATTTAGAAATGATCCAAATTTTATGGTTTCTGATGATCTTTTAACAAACTATGCTTCGGATCTTCCAGAAGAAACTCAAGAAAGATTAAAAAGTTCTGGCTCTCTTATGGAGTTTTTACACGAAACTGATGATGCTAGATTAGGTTTAAAAAGGATGGAGGAACTATTTAAAGGAGGAGCCTTAGATAAAGTTGGAGGTTTCTTGGCTTTAATGGGATCTCAAATTCCTGAATACATGGCAATTATGTACGGATTAGGAGCGGCTGGACTGTTTGCAACTGCGTCCGCTTCGACAATAGCTCAAGCACCTGCGGCTGCTTTAAGAAGTCAAAGGTTAATTGCTATAAGTAATGCTTTAAAAGTTACTGGAGCTGAAATTCCTTTTGAAATTCTAAGGTATAACTTAGATAAAACTTTAACTCCAAATGATGTAGTTTTAGCTCTTGGCATGTCTGCCGGAATAGGATCTTTAGGATCTGCCATAAAACCTAAATGGTTTGACCCCGCATACGGCAAAATGTTACGACAAACTGAAGCAGAAGAAAAAGCAGAACTTTTACGAGCAGCCCGTAGAGAAAAAGCTGCCGACTACGAAGCAGGGCCTAAATTAAGAGCAGTAAGCGACGATGAAATACTAACAGAACTTGATGGGCTTAGTAGAAAAGAATTACGATCTGAAGCTAAACGACTAGGGATAAAAAGAAATAATAAACAAACCGATGACGAACTTCGTTTTGAAATTGCTGTAAAAAGAAGAGAAGAAACCCCGGGTGTTGAAGCATTTTCTAAACAGACTGAAAGAAATTTATCTAAACTAGATGGCAAACAACTTATAATATTAGCTAGAAAATTAAATATTTCTATAGGATTAGACCCTAAACCTATGGTACTTCGTCGTTTAATATCAGAAAAATTAGTTAAAGATTTTAACCAAGGACATACAGTTGTAAAAGAAGGCTTTAAAATAACCGGATCTGAAAACAAACTTATATCTCGTTCTAAAAAAATGAAACAAATTTTAGGAATTGACATTGAATTTGATGGGGATATAGACAAAGCTCTTTGGAGTATTTTGACTACTAAATCTTTAAAATCTAAAAAAACATTAATTGACAGATTAAAAAAAGAAGGAATAGAAGACCCTGAAAAAGTATCCGCAGAATTGCAAGAAGCTGCTATTAACGGGATTAACAAAGCAAAAAAATCTAAAAAAACTTCTTACAAAATAAATGCAAGTAAGTTAATTAAACTGTCTAAAGGAAGAAAAAAGACTAAACCTTTAAAACCTACGTTTATAGATGCTGACATTTTAAATCCAAAAATATCAAAAAGATCAAAAGATGTAGATCCACATCCTATAGCAAATGCTCGAAACGAACGAATAGATCATGCAGACGGGACTGTAGATGTAAACCCAGAAATACCTTTTAAGAAATCTGACGGTTTAATTGACTTAGACCCTAAAGATATTGGAGCAGAAGCAACCGCTAATGCTGGGTTAATTCCTAGAACAGCCCACGGTCATGGTAAAGGTTTTAGAGAAACTGTTGCTAGATATATTGAAGGAGCGTCTGCACTCCCTATTCCTGTTTTAGGAAAATGGCTACACACTTTGACTACTCCTTTAGCTACTCGACTTCTTTCTAGTGAATCTCTTTTAATACGTCAGTTTACTTCTGCATTTATGGAAAGTGCTAGAGGGAGCGGATATAACGCACAAACAATAGTAAGACAAAATACTCAAAGAGTTACAGCAGAGCTTAGAAGTGGGCTTATGGCAGCAGATATTCAAGCTCAAAAACTAGGGTACAGATTAGATTTAAAAGATCCTAGAGCAAACAGAAGAATTATTAGAGCTTTAACTAGAGAAGATAAATCTGGGTTAGACGCAGCTGAACAGTTAGCAGTAGAAGCAATCCAAAATTTTCATACTAAACTTTTAAACCACGCTAAAAAATACGGGCTTCTTGCTGATGAAATTCCTGATGCTGCGACTTATTTTCATAGAGTTTACAAACCTACTACTTTTGCTAAAAAAATAGAAACATTTGGAAAAGCAAAAGTTATTGAGTTTTTTGCTACTGCTATTAGAAAAGCTAATCTAACTACAGGAGGAGAAGCTGCAAAAATAGCCGACAAAAAAGCATTAGAAGCAGCTAAAAGAATTGTTAGTTTTGGAGAAGATCCCGAAGCTCACAGAGGTTACAAACAGACTAAAAAATTCTTAGAAAATGCTAAAGATGATTTAACAGAAAAAGCAAAAGATTTAGGATTTACTAAAGACGATATTTCTGACATTCTTGATTTAGTAACAGACCACGTAAGCGAGCCTCACTTAGGAATGGCTAAAAGAAGAATTTTATTAGATGAAAATTATGAAGCTGAAATAGACGGCGTAATGGTACACATAGATGAGTTTTTCAACAGAGACATTCAATCTATAACAGGCCAATATGCACATAAAGTGTTAGGAGCTGTTGAAGTTAGAAAAAGTCTTAGAGCAGTATTTGGAGACGGAAAAGAAAATATGTCATTTGATGACGTGTTTAGTAGACTTCAAAAAGCAGCACGACAAGCCGGAGAAGATGAAGAGTATGTAACAGAAGCTGCTAAAATGGCTTTAAGAAGTTTAAGTGGAATTCCTTTGTGGGATGTAGACCCTAAGAATTTAAGAATGATTATTGGCATTCAATCGTTTGCTCAGTCAACTATTGGGCAATATTTAGGATTAGCACAGCTTCCTGAAATTGCTAACGTAATGATGAGGTCGTCTTTAACTTCTTCTATTCAAGCATTTCCTTCTATGGGCGAACTTGCTGAAACATTTTTAATGGGCATCCGAAAAGAAAAAGGACTTAGAGGAGTTGATGGCCGTCTTAATGACAAAGTAGCAGCTGAACTTGAAACTTTTATAGGAGCAGGAACTGAGTACCACGCTGGAGAACATTTTCTTAGACGAATAGACGATATGGCAAGCGATCCTGAGCTTCCTGCAACAGGAACTTGGGGAGCAATTAGTAGATACAACGAATTAGGACGAGAAGTGTCTATGTTAAATCCTTTAGGAATTATGCCAATGGATACATTTCTTCGTCGATGGTCTGCAAAAGCTCACTTTCAAAACTTTGTAAATAAAGCCTATTCAATTAAAAACGGAAAAGGCGTAGTGGAAGACACATGGTGGAGAAGAAGTCGAACACGATTTAAAGAACTTGGATTAAGAGACGAAGAAATTGAAAGAGTTATTACGGCTTTAACTGACCCTGATGTTGTTAAAGTACGAGCAGGGCATCTAGGTGACTATAAGGTAATAGACATTGATTTTACAAAGGTAAAAGACCAAGATGCGTATGACCGACTAGCTCTTGCAATTAGAAGAGGAGTAGATAATGCGGTGCAAAGGCAGTCTTTAGGAGAAATGCCTTTATGGATGACTACAGGATTTGGGCCTGTTCAAGGGCCTGTTATGAAATTATTAATGCAATATCGTACATTTATGATGGGAAGTAAAGCTAAACAATTAGCCGCAGGTGTTGCAAGAGGTGATGTAGCAGAGGCAGTTAATGTTGTAGGATCCGCAGGATTGGGATATCTTTCATATATGCTTCTTACTTACGGACGATCTCTTGCAGTAGACCCGTATGAAAGAGAAGCATGGCTGGCTGAAAGGCTTTCTACTGAAGAGGCAATAAAATCAGCTATTATGAGGTCTAGCTACAGTACAATATTCCCTATGCTTTTAGATACTGCATCTACAATGACACATGGAAAACCTTTGTTCAGTCCTTCAATGAGGACTACAGGATTAGGGATTAACCCAATAGAAGGCTCTGTAGTTTGGAGCCTGTTAAAAAATGCGGAATTTATGTTAAAAGAAATGGGAGGAGCCGCAACCGGAAATGACCCATTTTCAAAGAAAGACGCAAGAGATTTAATGAGACTTGCGTGGTTTACTAGAATTCCTGCTGTATCACAAGCCGCAGATTATTTAGTAAGTTCATCAGATTTACCAGCAACAGATCGTAGGAGATAAATAAATGGCTAATAGTTTTGTTGAAATTACCCCAACAGCGGGGCAGTCGGTTTACACGAATGTAAACTTAAAATTTCTCTCGCTCTCTGATCTTGGTGTGAAAGTTATTGATGCTAACGACGTTATTACTGAGTTGACTACTTCTCAGTTTTCAGCGACAAATACTACGTCTTTAACAGTTACTATTACAGATTCTGACATTCACTCAGCAATAACCACAGGCCATACTGTCCGGATATTCCGAGTTACTCCAGTAACCACGGCTGCTAAAACTTTTGCTGACGGAGCTGTACTAAAAGCCGACGATCTAAACGACCAAGTAAACCAACTACTCTTTGCAGCTCAAGAAATAGAAGACGGTAAATCTACGCTTCCTTTGGATGCCGATGACCGATACAACGCTAACAATAAGATTATTAAGAATGTTTTAGTGCCTACTGCAAACTCTACAATAGCAGTAGAAGATCACTTTGCAGCTACTATTGGATATGTTAATACTGCTCAATTATTTGGTACTGGAACTTCTACTCCGCAAGCGTGGAATTTCTCAGGATCTGACGATGCTGCGATAACAACTTATGCAAGCAATGCTAACGCTGTATTTTCTTTAAACCACGGGACAGACAGGGTTACTCACCCAGTTCCTTTGAATACAGATGAAACTATGTTTCTTGTAGAAGTAAACGGAGTGTTGCAGCACCCAACAACTGACTACACCATTTCAGAATCTGGAGGAGTGTACTCATTAACTCTTATTGGATTCGGAGCAAACAATGCTTCAGGAAGTGGAACAGGATTAGGGCTTACTACGGATTCCACAGTTCGTTGTAGAAACTTTGGAGTATCTAGAAACGTATTTACAAATGTAGACTCAGATGGAAACATTGGAATTGGAACTGCATCTCCACAAGAATTACTTCACATACAAGAAGGAGATTCTTCAGCAACTGCAAGCGATGACGCAGATACTTTGTTTATAGAAAACAGCGGAAATGCAGGAATAACTATTGGATCAGGGACTACAAGTAGCGGTGCTATTATGTTTGCTGACTCTGCGGATTCCGATGCAGGTGCAATTATTTATACCCATGCTTCTGACGCTACTGAAAACTTAGCATTCCGAGTAAACGGAGCTACACGAGCTACTATAGACAGTACAGGAAAACTAGGAATAGGTGTTACATCTCCTGCTCGTGAAATAGATATTTTAGGAAGCGGATCGGCTTCTATGCAAATAGGTGACGGCACTCGTAATATCTACATGGGAACAGATAGTGACAATCCGTTTATAGGTTCGTCTACTGCACACGACTTAAGAATTATTACTAACGCTACTGAAAGAATCCGTGTGCAATCTGACGGCGATGTAGGCATTGGATCAAACTCTCCTTCTGCGAAACTTCACATTACTACTGGAACTTCTGGAGTAAGTCCTCATACATCGGGTGATGAACTATTTATCGAAGGTTCTGGGGATTCTGGAATAACCATTGGAAGTGGCAACGGTGATGCAGGTTCAATTTACTTTGCAGACGATGGGTCAAATACTAGTGGACTCATTTCATACAATCATAGTGTTGATAATTTAAATTTTGTAACAAATGGTAGTTTAAACTTTGTAGTCACAAACGCAGGGGTTGTACAAGCACAAAATAGTACTGGTAGATTCCTTGTAAACAATGGCGGTACTGCTTCCGCTCCTACTTTTAGTTTTGTTGGCGACCAGAATACAGGAATGTTTCAACAATCATCTAATGTTCTTGCATTTGCATGTGCAGGTACGACAACTTTAAGTCTTAGTGGTACAGTTATTAATGCGAATACTCACAAGATTGAAAACGTAGTAGATCCTACAGAAGATCAACATGCGGCGACTAAGAAATATGTGGATGACGAAATTTCTCCTATAAGTCAACTTAGAAGTTCAGGAGACTTAGTTCAAATAGCATCTGGATCTACAACTACAGTTCTTCGAGATAATGCGGGGGCAAGTGGAAACGCATCTGTAACTTTATCTGGCGTTACAAACTACGCTAAAGTTCTTTTACAAGTTGCAGCTCTTACAAATAACGGATCAACTATGGGACTTCCTGATTTAGTAGAGCCTAAAAATCTTCCTACTCAATCTGTGTTACTTGCAACTGCTCGCTCAGCTAGTTCTGCTGAAGTGTTTTCAAGTACTGACCCAGCTAGATTTAGTAGTTCGTCTAATGTAAATGAAACTGGAGTTTCTGGCGTTAGTACAAGAGGTTTAAATGCTTACTTTATCTTGTATTTCCCAAATTCTGAAACTTTTTACTTTGATTCTCCATCAGGAAGTTCTGGAGTTAGGTTATATAATGGATCTAGTGTAGACGCTAACCATTTAATAGCCACGTTCACCGAAACTAGTAGCAGCTACGACTACATGCGGTTTAGAATAGCAGCGTATATAATTTAAAAAGGAAAAACAAATGGCAACAGGTTTACAAATATCTCAAATATCATTATCTGGACATGCGGCTAACACAGAGTCTTCAAAGTTTCTTGAAAGCCCTACTCTTTTTAGACAGTTTAGAATTACTTCAGATATAACTACGTCTGCTACTAATGCTTTTATTAATTCTAATTTAGAAGAAGCAGGAACAACACCTCAAGGTGGATATGGGTTTAAAGGTGTAGGTACTATGTCTGCTGCTTCGGCTGCTACGGCAACTATAACGGTAAACGATCCGGGGCCAAACGCAGGTGACACTATTATTCTTCGGTCTACAGGAGGTCTTTTAAAAACTTACACAGGACATGCTGATACTACTACTGAAGGAAGTAATCAATTTAGTGTAGCAGGAAGTAATACCGATATAGCTCAAGCGTTAAAAACTTGTATTGAACACGCAAGTGGACACAACGGTGAAATTGTTGTAAGCGGATCAAGTAATATTTTAACCCTTACTCAACGAGATACAGGAACAAACGGTAACAATTTAATACTAAACGCAGGTTCTCCTTTAAGTAACGTAGTCTCTTCTTCTCAGTTTAGCGGAGGACGAGACGGTGGAGAAATGATTTTCCCTCAAACTGGTGTATACTTAGTAAGTTGTACTGCAAATATTCAAAGAGCTAGTGCTGATGTTTCTAGTTTGGGGATAAGCATTTTTGCTACTGGAAATTTTGACGATACGGCTGACTCTATTTCTTATGTGCAATTAGCAGATGCTTTTGGGTCTGTACATACGGATGCTCCTAAAATGACTCTTCATGCTTCTACTCCATTAGATGTATCTGATACAAGTAAAGTAGTTGCGAAGTTCCGATGGGATTCTAACGGCGTTGCTACAATACAAGGTGATACTGCTTTAAACAAAACATACTTTCAGTATTTAAGAGTAGGGAGTACCTAATGAACGAAGAGATATTAGTAGCTCTAGGTAGACTAGAGGGCAAAGTAGATGCTTTGATAACTCGGCAATCTCTTGTAGATGAAGAGTTATCTAGACAAGAAAAACGTATTCGTACCCTAGAACAAAGTAAAAGTTGGGTACTCGGTGCTGCTGCGATGGTCGGAGCCGCCGTATCTCTTTTAGTTAAATATCTCAAAGTGGAGTAAAAATATGCAAGGTTACACATTTCATTCAGCAATCACAACTGATGCTATTAAAGACGGAACTGGAGACACCGCTTACGAAGCATCAACAGTTAAACCCGACATGGGCATGCACATGCCTAGAACAGGTACTTGGGTAATACATCAAACTGGAACTGGAGGTTCTGGATCTGTTGTCGAATTATATGGATCTTTAACAGGAGCCGATTGGAGTCTTGTTAAATCTTATACAACTGCCGCAAGTGCTGCGGAAACTAAAGCGTTTGTAGTGACTCTGTTCCCTCAAATGCGAGTCTCAGTAGACATTAACGGAACTACATTATCTAGCTTTTTAGGAGTTTAATATGCCTTTATGGAAACCGACTGATGTAAACGATGTTCATCTCTGGCTAAAATCAGAGGACATAACTGGAAGTACCTCGTGGACAGACAGCTCGGGTAAAGGAAACACCATGTCTCACACAGCTCCTCCAAGTGTGTCTGCTACTTTAAAGAACAGCAAAAAAATGGCTGCATTTAACGGGACTTCTCAGTATTTAAAATTAATTGACGGAGGAGTTCAGCCTACAGACGTAGGATCTGGAGAATTTTTTATAGGTATATTTGTTAAAATGCCTTCAAGTATTTCTTCTACTGTAAGTTTATTTGCAAAAGACGCAAACGCTAGTGAGTTTGATTTTAGGTTTAACGGATCAAGAGAACTTATTATGTCTATGGAAGGTGGAACTGGTAGTGCAGGAACTAATACTTCAGTTATAAAACACGAAACTGGAACAATCCCAAACGCTAGTGAGTATTATTTTCTTTTTGTAAAACGATCAGGAACAACCGTAACTGTAGGGCATAGTGATTCTGCAAATTCAAACAACACTACATCAGCTACAAACGATAATGATATAGACGCTAATGTTGAATGTTATCTAGGAGCAAGAGAAAGTACTGGAGGAGTTGTTGAAAAATTCTGGAACGGAGAAATTGGTGAAATATTTATTATTCACAACGATCCAACTGATACAGATCACGACGCATTTGAAGGATATTTAGCTTTTAAATTTGACCAAGATCGACTAGAAGCTGCACATCCTTACAAATTTGGCCCACCAACTTCATGTCATTGTGTTGCCGGAGCTACTTTAGGAACTGACTTTTTAGCTTCTACTCACGGAGACGCATACGAAGTAGGCCAAGAATTAAACATTAGAGATGAACGAGGTTAAAATGGACGAAAAAATATTACAAGATTTACACAACGCAGTTGCTAATGAGCTACTTCATAGAGTTGTGTCAGGAGAATGCCAAGCATCTGACTTGAATGTTGCTCGTCAATTCCTAAAAGATAATGGAATAGAAGCAGGAACAAAACAAAGCGAGCCTATGGCAAACTTAGCAAAGATATTACCATTCAATGTAAACGCTGAAACAGCTTAATAAAGGATAAATCATGCAATCAATGGAAGAGATCACCGTCCTAATAAAGGATGTGGGCTTTCCTATTGCAGCTGCTATGGGAGCCGGGGCTGCTGTATGGCTAATGATCTCATGGTTAAAGTCTAGTCTTGTTTCAAAAATTGATGCAAATAACGCCATGATAATAAAACTTATCGACAGATGTCGTGCGTTAGACAATTCTATAGTAAGATTAGAATTACTTATGAGATTGATGAATGATTTACCTCCTGATTGGGAGCGAACAGGAAAATTAGATCCCGAGGATCGAAGGAAGGATTAATTGTGAAGAAAAAATTAACTAAAAGACAACAGACTACGATGCAAAAACATAGTAAGCATCACTCTAAAGACCACATGAAATTCATGCGACAGCGAATGATGATTGGTGATTCATTTAGTTCTGCTCACAAAAAAGCTATGAAGAAAGTAGGTAAATAGCAATGGCTTATTATCCAAAGAAAAAATCAAGTAAAAAATCAAAAGCTAGTATGAAAATTAAATCTAAGAAAAAAGGTAAGTGTTAATGGCTAAACGTAAAATAGCAAAGCGAGACGCTTGTTACCACAAGGTAAAGTCTCGATACAAAAAATGGCCCTCGGCTTACGCTTCTGGTGCTTTAGTTAGATGCCGTAAAGTAGGGGCTGCTAACTGGGGGAATAAAAGTGGCAAAAAAAAGTAGCGAAGGTTTAAGAAAATGGTTTAGTAGAAACCGTGGTAAAGGCTGGATTGACTGCAAAACAGGAAAACCCTGTGGACGAAAGTCAGCTACTGGTGGAAGTAAACGTCCTTATCCTGCTTGTAGACCTACCAAAGCTCAATGCACATCGGCTGCAAAAAAGAAAAAAGGCCCTGCAAGCATTAGTTGGAAAAAGAAAGGTAAGAAATAATGGCAAGCCCCTCAAAAGGAAAAGCAAGAGCTAAAATTGTACGTAATCCTAAAACAGGGCGTAAAAGAAAAGTAAGCTACGGACAAGCAGGTAAAGCTAAAGGTGGAGGCCCTAGGGTACGCCCCGGAACTAGCAAAGGTGATTCGTATTGTGCTAGATCACTAGGACAAATGAAGAAACACCCAAAGGCTGCTAAAGATCCAAACAGTCCGTTGCGTCTTTCCAGAAAACGATGGAAGTGTTCTGGAGCCAAATCACGAAAATCTTAATATGACTAATCCTCTACACGACTTTAGAAACTTTTTATTTTTATCTTGGGATCACCTTAAACTTCCTGAGCCTACTCCTATTCAATATGACATTGCTGAGTATGTACAGAATGGCCCTAAGAGAAGAGTCATTGAAGCCTTCCGAGGAGTGGGTAAATCTTGGATTACCTCGGCGTATGTATGTCACCAGTTGTTGTTGAATCCTGATAAAAATATCTTGGTGGTATCTGGTTCTAAACAAAGAGCCGATGACTTCAGTACTTTTACTCTAAGACTTATCTCAGACATGCCGGTGTTGCAACACTTGAAACCATC